GCGTCTGGCATCATCAGCATCGACCGGATGATCTCCCAGTCCGTCCCCAGCTTCGTCTGCGACGTCTGGTGCGACGCGCCCGAGATGTCGCCGTAGCACTCGACCTTGCCCGCGTGCTTCGCGCGCGTCCCGTTCGGTCCCCAATCTGCGACGAGCCGCCGGCAGACGTCGGGCGTGTTGCTCCCGTCAGGGATCCAGACCTCGCCGATGACGGCGAGGAACTTCGTGCCGATGTCCTTGCGCAGCCCGCGGTAAACCTGCTCTTGAAGAACGGCGGCCACGCCGGGCTTCGTGTTGAAGTCGAAGCAGAAGATCAGCGGCAGGTTCGGGTCGTACTCGAGCACGTCGCTCGCATGCAACGCGCGATCGAACGTGTAGTAGACGCGCCCCGCGAGCGACACGCGCCGGCCGCCGTACTCTTGCTCGTAGAGCAATGGGTCCATCGTCGCCTTCGCGCTCGCGATCTCCTTCGCGTCCGCGATGCTTTCCGCGTCCCACCAGAAGTAAGCCCACTCGGCCGCGTTCTTCGGGTCGCGCGCAATTTCGGACATGGTCCGAAACTGAAGCGAAGGGCGAGGCACTCCAAAGAAGATCGCCTTGCCTGGCCGGCCCGGCGTCGAGAGCAGCGGGCGCACGTTGATGTCGTACGCGTCCTGCTTCCATTCCGCGAACTCGTCGCACGCGATCCAATCAACCGGCGCGCCCTCGATGCGCTGCGGCTTGTCCATGCCGACGACCTGGAATGTCGTCCCGTTGCAGATCGATAGCTCGAGCTTCGACTCGCGCCGGCGCGTCACGATCTTGCGCGGCGTGAGCGCGTTGATCGCGTCCCAATAGATGCGCTTCGCCTGGTCGCGCGTCGGCGCAGCGAACACCGCACGGAAGTCGTCGCGTTCGGTGTTGCCGAGTCCTTCGCGCTCGCCCTTGCACTTCACCAGGTGCGTCTTGCCCGAGCGTCGGCCGGCCTCGCACACGATGAAGCGCTTCGCGCAGGTATAGAACTCGATCTGCGCTTGATGCTCGAGGAACGCGGTCCACGCCGGCGTCGGGCCGAGGATGTGGCGCTGTGCGGTGACGAGGTCGACGACGCCGGGGATCTGGAGGACCACTAGCTAACGCACCTCGAATTCGCGTGTGCATTCCATTCGGTGCTTGTCGCAAAGCCACACGTCGCGAGTCACCGTGGCCGCGCCGTTCTTCTTTTGGATCGCGAGCCAGAACCACTGCATGTACGCGCGATGCGAGAGCACGAGCACGTCGCCATCGACGAGATCGATATCGCCACCGCCTTCGCATCTGGTGGTGAACGGCGCAACCACCGCGAGCACGACTAGCTCCCGCACGCTCACGATGCGCCCGGATCCGCCGGCGGATCAACCGTAGCTACAGGCGCTGGCTCAGCCTTCGCCACGAAGATGTCCGCCGTCTGCGCCAACGCGCGCCGCACTTCCGCCGCGAGCTCGCTCGGCGGCACATGACTCCCGCCGCCGGCCGCGCCGTTGTTCCAGTCGTCCGCGAACTCGTCGGGCAGCCGCTTCTTCAGCAAGAAGATCGTCAGCGCCGTCTCGTGCACCGTCTCTTTCAGGTACTTGCCGTTCACCAAGACCGGCGCGCCCTTGTGGATCAGCACGCGTTCGGATCCGTGGATCGCGCGCTTCATTGCGCTGCGGCGCAGCACGTCGTTCTCGGCGTTGACGATGTCGCGCCACTCCTTGTCGAACGCCTCGTTCTTCTTCGCGTAGTCGTACGCGGTGCTGCGCTCGATTTCGACGCGCGCGCACGCTTCGCTCACAGTCGCGTTCTCGCGAAGCGCTGAAAGGAAAGCCTTCTGCCACTTCTTGCGGCGGTTCTTCTCCTGCCCGTTCCGATCGCCTCGCATCGCCATCGCACAACGATCCTAGCCGCTGCGCGGCGGTCAAACAGCGGCGGCGACGGCAGCGACTGGTTCGGGTAGCTGCACGCCGCGCTCTGCAGCGACAGCCTCGAACGTCTTGCGCGTCCCATCGAGCCGCGCCGCGTGGCCTGTGACCTGCTGCCAGCGCCGCACGATCACGTCGCAATAGGCGGTGTCGAGTTCCATCAAGAAGCCGCAGCGGCTCAACTTTTCGCAGGCCATCAGCGTGCTTCCGCTGCAGCCGAATAGATCGAGCACGTTCTCGCCGGCCTGCGACGAGTACTCGAGCGCGCGCGCCGCGAGCTCGACCGGCTTTTCGGTCAAGTGGACCATGCTCTGCGGGTTCACTTTCTTGACCGCCCACAAATCCTGCGCGTTCGTCGGCCCGAACCACCGATGCGACGCGCCTTCCTTCCAGCCGTAGAAACACCACTCGTGCGCGCCCATGAAGTCCTTGCGCGTCAACACCGGGTGTTGTTTGTCCCAGATGATCGACTGAGAGAAGTAAAGCTTCGCGGCCTTCATCGCCGGCGGATAGTTCGCGACGTTCGCGTAGCCGCCCCAGATGTAGAAGCCGCCGCCTTCGATGAGCGCGTAGCTCATGTTGCCGAACCACGCGAGCAACATCGCTTCGAACGCTTCATCCGTCACGAAGTCGTTCGCGAGCGGGCGGTCCTTCGCGCGCATCTTCGACGTGTTCTTCTTTTTCTGTCTCCGTGCGTCAAACCGCTGATTGTTCATCAGCCCGTTGCTATCCACCGGCGCACCCTTCGGCGTCGTCTCGCTGAACGACGACAGCCCAGCGCGAATCGCATTGTTGCTCCGCGGCTCGACCTTGACGTTGTACGGCGGATCCGTGTTGACCAGATGGATCTTGGCTCCGCCAAGAAGTCGATCGAGATCCACGCGCTCCGCGCTATTCCCGCACAGCAACCGATGCTTGCCCATCACCCACAGATCGCCAGTCCTCGAGATCGGCGTGTCCATCGCCTCCGGCGCCGGCGCGTCGAACTTGTCGCCCGCTGCATCGGCGTCGACGTCGGCCGTGAACGTAGCTAGCTCTTGCTCGGTGAACCCAGGCAAGTCGTCGTCGTTCACGAACTCGAACTCGCGCAACGTCGCGACCAACGCTTCTTCGTTCCACTCGGCCAGCTCCGCTGTCCGATTGTCGGCCAGCGCGAACGCAGCCGCGGCGGCGCCATCGAACGGCAAATCGACGACGTCGATCTCGTCCCACCCGAGTTGCTTCGCGGCCTCGAGCCGCGCGTTGCCGGCGCGCACGACGTTGTTCGCGTCGACGACGATCGGCATCCGCTGACCGAAGCGCCGCAGGCTTTCCTTCACCGCCGCGAGGTTGCGCTCGCCGTGTTTGCGCGCGTTCTTCGGGTCCGCGAACAAGTCCGCGACGCGCACGCGACGGACCTTCAAACGCGTGCGCGCGCCAGGCGCCTCGGGGCGTTCCACGCGCGCGTTTCCAGCGGGGTTGTTTTTGGACGAGGGGAGAGCCGCCGCACCCGCACGCTTTTTACCCATGCACGAAACCTAGCGCCCGCGCGCATCCGCCGCGAAAAGAAAACCGGCCGGCGTCGCACGCAGCGCGGTCATCAACCACGCGGCGCCGCAGCCGGCCGGCCGAAGACAAGACAAGTCCGAAGCGCCCAGATTGTAGCCCGAGCGCGGGCGCGTTTCGCGCGCGGCGCGGGGCGCGCGGGGCAGAAACCACCGCAGAGAGCGCCGCGGCCCAGGTCTACCCAGCCGCGCAGCGGCCTACCCCGCGGGACGCGTGATGGTCCACGTCCGTTTGCGGTTCGTGTCGCGCCCGGATCCGACGACCAGGCCTTCGCCAGCTGCAATATTCACGATCTCGAGCCCGAAACGGCGGCCGAAGTGCACCACCGATCGGAACGCACGCTCGCCGGGACGAGTGTGCTCGAAGATCGCGAACTGCCGTTCGACGTTGGCCCAAAGGTCCTCGGTGGTCATCGTGAGCGAGCACGGCTCGCCGACGACTTCGGAGAGCAGCGAGACGATCGCTTCCGTCAGCGCATCGCTGACGGTCATCCCGTCCGGCAGGACGGGTTGGAGCAGCGCGCTGGCGCGCGTTGGCGATCCGAAGAGATCGATCGATGCGGATTCATCGCCTGCGGCGTCATCCGCAGCGCCGGTGTCCAATCCGAGCCGCGAGCGCGACGCGTTCGTGATGCGGCGCACCGCGCCGGCGGCCATGCTGGCGGCAGCCGAGATCGTTGCGAGCGCGCGGGCGAGCTCACCCATTGCGTCGACGAGTTCAGCGTCGGGCGTCATGCCGGACGTGATCGCGCCGGCGCGCGTCGTGGTCGCCGCGTTGTCCTGCAATCCGCCGCGCACGTTGCGCCGGCCACGTTTGCGGCCCCTGCCGCCGTTCATGCTGTAGTTGCCCACTATGCCTCCAAAATGTCGTTGTCTTGGTCTCGTAACGGCCTTCGGCCGTTTTGGCCTGAAATGGCCGCATTTCTCGGGATCGTCGCGGTACGCGCGCGGCGCAGCCGCATAGATACACGGTTGGACGGGACTTTTCCACCACGCGCGAACCTATACATCCCAAAATGGCTCTATGTTTTTTTTCTAGAAAGGAAAAAGCTCTAACGTAGAAGATTTCTACGAAAACTCCCGTCTAACCATGCGTCTCTATCTATCTATCTATCTATTTAGAAGGTAAGTAGTAGTAGAGTAGGGGTTTACGTGCGCTGTGGCGGCGGCCCAAGACGCTGCGCGGCGCGGATGGTTACATGTCGTCTTGGGCGAAGAATGGCCAAACGGCGTAGCCGTTTCAAGGAAAGAACCCACGTGACGCTTGAACGGCACTTGGTTTCGCGATAACTCGGGAACATGGAAAAGCGCAAACGCTCGAAAGAGCCTCGAACTTACGCCGTCTGCACCCTTCTTCCGAAGGTTTACGACGCATGCTACGTACTGTCCCAGGCCACGGGCCAGCCAATATCGAGGGTCCTGTCGGACATTATCGAGGGTGGTCTGGCCACCATAGGCCCCACGAATAGCGGTTCCCAAATGCAGCGCCTGAACGCGGACATGGCCAGGCGAGCCGCGCTCGATGCGATCGCA